ATATTTGTTGCGTTGATATATTTTCAAGTCTTTTGCCGAACTCGTCCATAACAGTTATTTGTGTTGGTCTTAACTTTAATACTGAGTGGACGGCACCAGAAGATGTGTACCCATCACCAACAATCAAATTTTCATGATCTGTTTTGTTAAGAACCGATTCTACAAAAGTTTTTATATTCTCCTTACCTTGGCCAGATTTAGCGATACACATAAAAAACAAAGAAGAAAAGTTATTCATATCAGTTTTATATAATCTTCCACACACAACGCTGGCTAAACATAAAGATGCTACTAAAGATAATTCAGGTTGGTTTACTTGTGCTATATCTTCCGCGTAGCTCATCATTTTTTTCATAATTCCAGGAGGATTAAGTAAATCTTTTGGTCGATCTATAGTTTGTATGACTTGGCTATATAAAGGTGCAATCTTATTTTTTCTTTCATGTGTTTTTTTGATGTTGAAAACTACATTGTCGATCTCTTTTTGTGGTAGTGGCGGGCTGTTTTGTGTGTTCCAAGATTGCAAAAAAAACTTGGCAAACTCTTCATTCACATTTTTTGAGATTAAATACCCAGCAATCCGAGCGGCTGCGTCGTTACGTGATCCCTCGATTACACCATCCAAACTAAAAGGAGCAGTTGCAGGTTTACCATTATTAACAGATGAACCCGTTATTTGTTCCCATTCTTTTTCTGTAAAATCGGGTAAATCGTTAAAATCAAATAAATCCCAATCGGGTAATGTGAGCGGTTTGTATAATTGGCCGTTGGCGTGCCGATTATAGGGAGCGATAATCAAACCGCCCACGCCCCGAATATCTATCATCCTTGATAGTTGTGTTTCATTGGTTCTTCGAGAAACAAATGTAGTGTAGTTTTCTGGGTTGTTGTAGTAATAATGCATCCCCTTCCCAGTACGGACTTTGTAAGGAGTTACTGGTAAATTTTCTTGGACCCACTCCATACTTTCTGGGCTATCGGCATCAACAACAATAAAATCACCGCATATTAAAGCAACTACTAAATCATCACGATCTTTGAACCAGTCCTCAACTATTTTTCGTTTTGGTCTTGCGCTTTTGTACTGCTCCCAAGAGCCTAATGTTTTAGGTGGTTTTTTATCTTTTCTTTGTAAGGGAACTACATTTAATCCCTCATCATAATAAGCTAGTGCAAGATCAAGTGGTTTCTCTTCTTCCGTTAGATTCAGTTGAAACATCAGCTCCCTTAATAATTTCTTTTAGTTCCCCATATATGGATTCAAAATCCAAACGACCTCCAGTCGCTTGTATAATTTTTTTTGCTTGCTCAATAGAGGGTTGTCTATAACCATAACGCCAAGCACGTATTGAGGCTTCAGAAATGCCAAATAATTCTGATGCCGTCTTATGACCGATAAATTTTATGTATTGTTTTAGGGTATATCTTTTCACTTCTCTCTCTGTAAATTTTGGAAAGACCCCTACATTTTCCAGGCTAAGTAATTCTTTCTTAGCAATCTCTCGCATACGAAAGTTATAGTTAGCATACCAAACAATATTTAGTTTTGACAATAGTTTTTCCTCAAATAATACTAGACATAGAGTAGACTAGCTTTTATACTAATGCAACAGGAGGAAAAGCTAATGTCGATTCAAGAAAGAATAGTAAAACCTAATGAGTTGGTTGACCAACAAGGGGTTAAGCTTTTAGTTTATGGTGCAGCAGGAGCTGGTAAAACATCTCTTTGTGCTAGCGCACCAGGTCGTGTGCTCATGATAAGTATGGAAAGTGGTTTGCTTTCTATAAGAGATCGTGAGAATGTTGATGCTATCGAAGTCAAGGAAGCATCAGAGATTATGGACATACATGATATGTTGAAGAATGGTGAACTGCAATACGATACGGTTTGTCTTGACTCCGTATCAGAGATGTCTGAAATATTACTTAATTTTGAAAAACAACGTCATAAAGATCCACGTATGGCTTATGGTAATGTTCAAGAAACAGTTACAAATGTTATGCGTGCTTATCGAGATTTACAAATGCACGTGGTTTTTGTTTGCAAGATGGAGAAACAAAATGTAGACAACGTAATGCAGTATGAACCAAAGATGGTTGGTACTAAATTAGGGCAGTCAATAACATATTTTTTTGATGAAGTTCTTGCACTAAGAGTTATTGAGGACCAAGATGATGACGGTCAAGTGGTAAAAAGAAGATGGTTGCAAACTGATGTTGGCCAAGGGTACACCGCAAAAGACCGCTCAGGTAAGCTTGAGCCGTTTGAAGAACCTAACCTAGTTGATGTAATTACTAAGCTAGGATTCACTACACAATTACAATCTATAAAAGGAGGAAAAAATGGAACGTGATTTTGATGGGGTAGATTTTGTTAATGAACCTACAACTAGACCAGCACAAATAGAGGTTGCGCCTAGCGGAGAACATATAGCAAAAATTATAGATGCAGAAAAATACAAATCGCAGGCAGGCAACTGGACCCTGCGTGTAGTCTTTCAAATTGAAGGCGGTAAATACAGAGATCATAAGGAATGGTATAACTTATGGAACCCAGATCCAGATGCTAAAAGAATATCAAATGAGATATTTAGTGCTTTAGCAAAGGCTGTAGGCTTCAAACAGTTTCCAACCTCTGTTTTATCTTTCGTTAATAAACAACTTGTTTTAGATGTAATACAAGTACCAGATTCATTTACAAATAATGAAGGTAACGAGATTCAGACTACTAGGCTTAAAGTGTTAAATTATAATAAGTTCGACGATGGCTCACCATCTGTCGGAAAACCTACATTGTAGCTTACCCCTACCCGCTCAATGTAGTTGGGAGTCTTCGGACTCCCCTTTTTTTTAGAGCGAGAAATTTAACTTTTGGTAGAAACACTATGAAAAACTACCTGGGATATGAAGCAAACTTCTCGCAGACTTATTTGTTTTCTGTTTTGTACTCCTGGCCGTATTCAAATTCTAGTAACTTTATAGCACAATCAATAATCTTACATACGTCCTTAGATCCGTCTTTATCTTGATGCCTGGTAGCGTATTTTACTATATTAAATTCTAAAGCATTTAACTTATTTTTTTGTGCATATTCAATAGGTTGGATTGGATATTTGAGATAGTGGTTCCCACCTGCTTGTTTTTTAAGACTTTTCATTTTTTTCTTTGTAATCCTTAAATTCACACAAGGTTAGGAAAAGTTCGTTCCTGATAGTTTCTTCTTTTGCTTGAGCAACCGCTAAATCAGTTTCTAGTTGTTTGATCCTTTTTTTGTAATAGTCTTTATTTTTTATAGAAGGCTCAATCATCTTTATTTTATTACTGACTATTTTCCAGGTAGTATTTTTTTCGATATTCATTTGTTTAATTCAACCTCTACTAAATCAGGCGTATTATATACGCTGGCTTCTTTACCATTTTTTACAGCGTTGTATTCTCCAAGTAAACGCTCTAGCTCTAACCAACCTCGCTCAAGATCTGCGGCTTTCATTTTAAAAATTTTTGAAGCATAAGGAGGTTTTTTCTCTTGTGCTACAAAAAAGAAGTCTTGTACCTCAAAGCCAGCCCTTTCAAAGCCTTGTTTGTACCAAGCTGCTTGTAGATCATATTGGTATTTTCTTATTGAGTTAGTAAACCCACGTAGCGAACAATCAGTAGTGGTTTTGTAATCAACAAGAATAATTCTATTCTGGCTGTAAACACCTTGCAGAGGGTAACGCACAACATCGGCTTTTACTTTCAAAAACGTTTCCCCCTCCCACCAGTAGATTGCTCGCTCGTAAGGAAAATTAAACTGAGGTGGGTATTCGTTGCTTGAAGGCTGTAACATTTTTTTGGCTTCTGGTATCAAGGCTTCGTTCATAGCAAATATTTTTTGCCTATCTTCTGTAGAAATAACGGTCAGACCACGGGCCTCAAACTCAGCACGTGCTTCTTTGTTGGCCCTAGTATAGGGTGAGCCTGATAAACAAGCGATTTCATTGTTAAAAGTTGTTTCTCCCTCTACAACTAAGGCATGAGCTGCAGTCCCAAACCTTAGTGCAGAAGAATCTTCCATCTCTTCCTCTAAGGCGTGTAATTGTGACACGCCAAACCGTCTAATTTTCGATGAGGATAAGCCTGGGCCCTCATGATAATTTTTATTGTCCATAAAAGGAAAGTAGATGGCTTCACCTAAGACTTCGAATTCATAAGCTTCTAATGATTTAGGTATGTTCATGTGCGCTCCTTGACTGGGAAGATTGGTACTTTTGTTAAAGATTCAAGTAACAAATCGTATTGTTTTTGGTCTTGTTGCTTAAGCTCAGACATGGCAGTTTCAGCGCACCACTTAAGATGCTCTGCTTGTTCAAGTAAAGATAGATCATCTAAACTTTTAATAGTATTAGTTTCGACATATTTTTTCATGCTTTCTCCTTCATGTTGCATTTTAGCATAACATATTTTAATATTATATTACTACTTGAAGTAAATAATAAATAATGAAGGAGAATATTATGGGTAGATGTAGCGATTTACATATCGAATTAACGGATGAGATTCTTTCTAATCCTAACAAAGAAAGGGCTTTTAGCGAAGCTTTCAAATTTGGTTTCGAATCTTACGAAGAGATTGTTGACCAATACAAAAACTATTACAAAAAGTATATTGGTACTGAATGTAAAAATCCACGTTTTGAAGTAGATACTTTTATGCGTGATTGCGATTTTTGTATTACTGATCAAGGTATCTAAACCCTGGTTTTCCGCATCCCTTATCACTCTCCGATAGTGGGATCAGAGTAACAGGAGCACTCGGCGGCAAAGCTCCTGCTTCTTTCTACCATATTTTTTTTATTAATGCTAGACTTGAAACATGAGTTTAAAAGTAGTAAAGCTTGATGAGCGTCGATCAAAACCTGACGTGAAGGAAATTACCGATAGTCTGAACTCCTTGTATGATAATTATGAAAGACGGGGCCAGTCAGCAGTTGATACTTCCTTAATCATGATAAGCTACGCTTATGCCGAACTCCTGGGCAAGATTGGTGACGAGCCTGCATGTGTGAAAGCACTGTATGAGATCATGGCCAAGTATTCTAAAAACGATAACAGCATTTTCAAAATTCTCTTTTTAGGCGAAGAGTAAATTATCAGCCTGTTACAAACTGTTGCAATTCCTATAAGAGTGTGTTATAATAGAAGTTCTAGCCTAGAGCTAGTTTGTTCTTAAAATAATTTAACGGAGGTATTTATGAAAAAAATAAAAAAATCTAATGATGAACTTAATGCAGAGGGTTTAATAGACTTAGCTTTAATATTTGCACAAAGAAACTGTAATGAGTTTTTTAAAATGGATTTGCTAAAGGAAACAACTTTTAAACATAAACATTTGGATAGCTTGGTGCAAAACTATATTTATAAAAAAAAGGTTAGTATAGTGTAATGATTAGGGGCGAAAGCCCCTTTTTTATTTAGAGATGAAAGTATTAAGTTTGTTTGATGGTATGAGTTGTGGTCAGATAGCCTTAGACCAGCTCGGCATACCCGTTGAAACATATTACGCAAGTGAGATAGATAAGTATCCTATCCAAGTAACACAAGCCAACTACCCTAATACCGTTCAGGTGGGTGATGTTACTAACTTAGAATTCC